GCTAACCCCAAGCACGGCTGGCGAGACAGTGGCACAGACTATGTTGCCTTGTATCCCGACGGAGACAAGTTGCCAATCTACAGTCGTGATGCTGAACTGTTTATTGGTACATTCCATGACGCAGAGAACTGGCTTGCTGGTTGGGAACGTGCCCTGTCATACGATGACATGCTACGTTTGACCACCGATAAAAAGCGAGCCGCGGCAGAAGCTAAGGAAGTTGAACGGCAACGAATTGCGAAAGAAAAGGCCGAACAACGTAAAACGTTTGCCTTGCTGGCAGACAAAACTGAAGAAGAAGTTGAGAAACTGGAAAGGAAACGTCGATGAGTTGGATTTTAGTTCTCTTTGTACACGCTGGTATGCTCAGCGATAAAGACAGTATGGCACTGACCAATATACCTGGCTTTAAAACTGAAACGGCGTGTCAAGCGGCTGGTAAGTCCGCAGAAGCACTTACCAAGTCTACCACCAAGAACACGCGGTGGGTTTGTGTTAAACAGGAATAAAGGAAATACTATGACAACGTGGGAAAAATTTCATAACTGGTATGTTACCAATCAAGATGCTATCACTTGGTTTTTGATTGGCTTGCTCTTTTCGCAAGGTACTGAACAGTTTGCGAGAGGTAATTACATTTGGGCCGCAGTGCTGTGGTTTATTGCATACGCAAATTATGGAGTTCGGAAAATTCGGGTTACGTAAAAGTTTTGGATCGCCATTTAAAAACAGTTAGCTCCTGTGGCGATTCTTTCAAAGCTCTACTTCGGTGGAGCTTTTTTTTGACTTGCATTTTAAATATGTTATAATAAGTCTATGACGACAGCTACATTCAAATACGTTGAAGATTACATCGAGTTCATCGCAGGATATAGAGATATTGCCGGCAAGCAACTTGGATTGTTTGATACTGTACCATGTCCAATAAATTTAGCACGATACGATGTTAAGATTATCGAAAGTATGGGTGAACAAACTGCGTATCACAACAAAGCCTATACAGATAAACAAGCCGCACTGGCCAGTAGACTAGTAGAAAAATATCGTAGACAGCTTAATCAATTAAAGCAACCTGTCATACTGCCCGACACATTAGATCAATACAGGTTAGGCATACGTTATGTAGATCGTAGCAAGAAAATTTATCTTGCCAATGATAAGATTCACGTAAAATTTCCCTACGACACAAAACTAATCGAGCTGGTCAAGGCACAATCTAAATCAGGAAAAGGGTCTGCGGCGTTTGACAACGATGCTAAAGAATGGATCCTTGCTCTAACTGAAGACATGATCAATTGGGCTGTAACTGTGGGCAACGGACAATCGTTTGAAATTGCCGATGACATTATGACCTATTACAATAAAATTATTGAAACAGAAAAAAATGATTACAAGATCGAATTGATTAAAACAGATTCGGGCTATACTATTACCAATGCCGCAACTAGTTTAATTGACTACATCAATGAACATCACGGTGGCTTTGGCTTTGACAATCTCTTACAACTAATTGACATGAGTGAAGTACTGGGCTACACTGTAGACAAATGGTTATACAATGAGCTATTTAAACAAGTAGATGTTGCCTATGGACTCATGGTTAGTAGACGCAAGCACACATTTAAGGCAGATAAAGTTAACTTGGATCAAGTTCTTGACTATGCCCGAAAGGTAAATAGATTACCTATTCACGTTTATGAGACTGGCTTGCCCCGTCCCAACACCGAAGAAATCATTTATCTAAACCGCAATGCAGATGCCAACGTCATGCCTCGACTGTTAGTATCTAAGTCTAGCCTAATGGTTGGTACTAAAAAACAAGCATGGATTACCAATGCTGAGAAGATTTTTATTATAGAATGACGACTGCACGACTAATAATACGAGATGAAGTCAATGTAAAAATTGAAGGTCTCGAACTCACTGACCGCAAACGGTTAGTAGAAAAATTCAAATACGAAATACCCGGGGCAAGATATTTGCCTGCGGTTAGACTTGGGCGGTGGGACGGCAAAGTGCCTTACTTTAACCTAGGCGGCACAACTTACATTAACTTGTTACCTGATATTCTTCCTTACTTAGAAGAACGAGGCTACGACATCGACGTAGATGATGTGCGCGAGTACAGCACGACATTAGATTTGGGTCAGGTTGTTGAAACAAGTTTCTTTCATAGGCAATGGCCCGATGGTAGACCTATTGTCCTGCGTGACTATCAAGTTGATATCATTAACAGGTTCTTAAAGAATCCGCAGTGCATTCAGGAAGTTGCCACAGGCGCAGGCAAAACTATTATGACAGCGGCCCTGTCTGCAAGTGTGCAACATTTGGGACGAAGCATTGTTATTGTGCCTTCTAAGAGTCTTGTTACACAAACAGAAGCTGACTACATAACCATGGGATTGGATGTAGGTGTACTCTACGGCGACCGTAAAGAATATACAAAACAGCATACAATTTGTACTTGGCAAAGCCTAAACGCACTAGTTAAGAATACAAAGAATTATGAAGCAGATGTAACCATACACGACTTCATTGAAGATGTTGTATGCGTAATGGTAGACGAAGCCCACAGTGCCAAAGCCGATGCCCTTAAGTCGATGCTTACTACAATCTTTGCACGTATACCTATTCGTTGGGGGTTGACCGGTACAGTACCCAAAGAAGATTATGCATTCCAAGCATTGAACTGTTGTTTAGGTCCTGTAGTAGGACAATTAAGCGCCAGCGAACTACAAGAGCAAGGGCATTTAAGTAACTGCCACGTTAACGTAGTACAAATGGTAGACTATGTTGAGTACAAAGACTATCAGCAAGAGTTAAAGTATTTGTTGGAAACTGAAGATCGATTAGACTACATTGCCAACTTAATTAATAAGATTGCAGAAACAGGCAATACACTAGTTCTAGTAGACAGAGTTGCCCCAGGGAAATCTTTGGCTAGTAAAATTAACAATGCAGTGTTTGTAAGTGGCGCAACTAAAGCCAAAGCAAGAAAGGACGAGTACGATGATTTCGCGGTGGCTGATGGTAAGATTGCGGTGGCTACGTATGGTATTGCGGCAGTTGGAATTAACATTCCTCGAATTTTTAATCTCGTGCTTATTGAAAGTGGTAAAAGTTTCACTCGAGTTATCCAATCGATTGGTCGTGGTATCCGCAAGGCTGAGGACAAAGATTTCGTCCAAATCTGGGACATAACAAGTACTTGCAAATTTGCCAAACGACACTTGACCAAGCGTAAGAGCTTTTACAAAGATGCAAACTATCCATTTAGTATTGAAAAAACTGAGTGGCAGAGTTGACTTTCAACTCTAAAACCATTATTATAACAACATGAGATTATTAACCTTAGACAATACCAGTTACGAACTAAACGAAATTCCTGAAGAAGTTGATGACATTAGATTCTGCGTACTAGATAATTCAGACCCCAAAGATCCTGATTACTTTTTCATCCCGCTTATCTTCTTAGAGAGTTTTAACAGCCCAGCGTTAGTCCTTAAAATAGGCAACAGTGTAATTAAAATGCCTATAGATTGGCAACTATTAATTGGAGAACCCGACCTAGGAGATTTAGAAGTTGTCCCGCTCACTAGTATCAATGACCGTGGATTTAGTGCATTTGCTTTTAATCCTATGGCTAGTTTTAGGCCTGAGTTCTATCCTGTGGAAGTAATCGACATCTACCAAGATGTTAAATGGTACTTTCCCAAGCTCAAGCCTGGACAAATGTTAGCAGTACCGTTAGAAACTGGAACAGATAAACCTATGTGTGTTTATTTTGTTAAAGATATTTCCCGTCAAAGTGAAGTTGTAAACTATTCAAAATGTTGGTGACGTATGCCTTACAATGAACCCGAAGTATTTGAAATTATCAATCGGTTAGCACGAATTTATTTAGAAAGTTTCCCCGACGACAAAGAAGGTCTTGAACGTTTTTTGCGGTGGGCACATTTACAATATGGATACAAGTATGGGACAGCTTAAGCCCGGTGCTACCTACATCTACGAAAGCGATGGCACAAGAATATATGCTCGAGAATTTGGAACACCCGAACGCAAAATAATTGGATATGCACACGGCGCCCAAGCTAAAGAAGAACGCAAATACTACATGAATGAAATGAATGATGTACTAGCTATGTGTGAAACAGATCCGACAATGAACAACTTGCTTGAGCAACTGTTTGTGTTATATAATCTTAAAAAGAATCATGAGTGACAAGCTAGGTATTAACAATGAAATGGCGCAACTCGATACAAAGAATAGAGAATTCTATGACGAGTTGAATGAAGAAGAACGCAAAAAGTTCAGTCCGTATCTTATGCTGAGATATGCAGCCAGCGTTGAAGGGTCGGCTGACTTTCAAGAATGGTATCTACGTGCTACCAATGAGCGTATTAATCAACACTTTTTTGACTTGAGCCGCCATCCCAAGTTACAATGGATGCTGTGTACTAGTGTAAGTCCTGGCATGGGCCGTCAACGACACTATTGGCAAGGTAGTAAAAAGAAAGACGGAACATCCAATACCAAAGTAGTCAAGTTCATTACAAAACATTTTCCATGGATGAAACAAGACGAAATAGAACTGCTGGCAGAAATTAACACTGAAAAAGAAATCAAACTGTGGGCCAAAGAAATGGGCCTTAGCGACGCTGACATTAAAAAGGATCTGGGTTGAGTTACGTTTGTCGTTATTGTAATAAATCTTATCTCAAAGAAAGCACACTAACGGCTCATCTTTGCGAACAGAAACGACGTTTTCAACAACAAAATGATCAACCTGTACAAATAGGTTTCAAAGCCTATTTGCGTTTTTACGAAATATCTCAAGGTAGTGCAAAGTTAAAAACCTACGAGGACTTTGCCGCAAGTCCATATTATACTGCATTTGTTAAATTTGGGTGGCATGTTACCGGAATACGATGTGTCAATGTAGCCAACTTTACTGATTGGTTGCTAAAGAATAACAAAAAATTAGACCATTGGTGTAAAGACGTATTGTACTTAGAATGGCTGTCTGAGTATATGAAGAAAGAAGCAGTACAAGATGCGCTCGAGCGATCCTTAAAGGAAATGCAGGACTATGCAGACAATGACGAATCCTTACAAGGTACTTTTACTAATTATTTTAATTACGGTTCTAGTAATCGTATTGTCCATCATATATCAAATGGACGTATCAGTCCTTGGGTTGTGTTTAATTGTGATAGCGGAATTAATTTCCTTAGTGCTCTTAATGAAGAACAACTAGCAATTATAATGCCATGGGTTGACCCCGACTACTGGCAACGTAAATTTAAAGATTATGCCGCTGATACAGAATGGGTCAAAGACATTCTGCAAAGGGCCGGGCTGTGATCGAACTAGTAATCAAAACTCTTTCTCCTGCTGTTATACTAGGAATAGTAGACGACTTAAAACAGAATGGTTTTGAAATACATACTCAATTTGACTTTGAGTATCATGCCAGTAATCGAAATGATTTCTCGGGAGAATCGTCTTATGTTAGATATACTATTTTTAGATTCTACGATGAGCAATTGGCCACTTGGTTTAGTTTAAGAAACGGACAATATCTATGAAATTTAAGTCAGACATCGACATAGACTTTGCCAACAGAGAGCAGATTCTTAGTTTGCTTAATCACACATCTGCTAGTATCATCAAGGATGACAAGTTAAGCAAACACAACACTGGAGTATATTTTACTGATATTCCTGTAGATCCTTTTTCAGGTAGCGCAAGTTTAGATTATCAAATAGCCGAGGATAGGGGCTATTTGAAGTTGGACTTTCTTAATGTTAACTTGTATTCTCGAGTCAGCAATGAAGCACATCTAATGGAATTAATGAACGCAGAGCCACCATGGGATAAACTATACGAACGTGAGTTCTGTGAGCAGTTAATTCACATTGGCAATCATTACGATACACTAGTAAAGATGCCCGAAGCAGTTAATAGCATACCGCGCATGGCCATGTTCTTAAGCGTTATTCGTCCAGCTAAAAGACATCTAATAGGACAACGTTGGGCAGATGTAGCAAAAACTGTGTGGGACAAACCCGCAGATGACAGTTATTATTTCAAAAAGAGCCACGCTGTAGCTTACGCAACTCTTGTGGTTGTAAATATGAATTTAAATAACTCTACGAACTAGAGTTATACTACGGCGCTTACTGCGCTTTTGAGCACTTTCCTTGAGGCTAAGTGCCGGCCCGTACTTTAATTCAACGTCTTTGCTGTTGAAGGTTTTCAAAGTAGGCCTAAACTGTACCCAATCCTGTTTTAAAAAAATGTTAATAGGAATCATCCTATTGCTTTCCCACCACCACGTTTCCGCTAGCTCAAGATAGCGTATTCTATGTTCGGACGTTTTGATTACGCCAAAATCGTAGATGCTGGTTATGATGTCATCTATATTCTGAATAATTCCTATGTATTCGTTACCGCCGTAGGTAAGGAAGCTGAGGAAAGGGTATTGATCAAGTAACTGTTGGTATTCTAATTCCACGTGAATATTTATATTCGATTCTAATCCAAATCTTCGAATATGGTATTTACGCTAAATATGTAAATGCAAACCATCACGAATTACTACTACGATAACGTAATCTCTGTTCAGTGGGATGATGACCCATCAATTATTCAAAGGAATAACATTGTGTACGCAGCACCCGTAAAAATATATAAAGGCGTAAATAACCTTTTGAAGGTCGAAATGAAAAATTCTGACCAAAAACCTGTTAATTTAACTGGATACACCTTAACATTTAATATAGTCGATGACTATGTTTTTTCGAATGCTACTACGGTACTATCAACAAATGTCACGATTAGTAACGCCACATTAGGATATGGATATGTTGTTATATCCGATTACGATTTAGTGCAGCTAGATCGAGAACAATATACGTACAACATTCTTATCAACGACACTTGTTGGGGAAATATAGCCACTTATGTGGATGATAATTATGGTGCAGCCGGACAATTATTTGTAAGTAATTCTGCCTATCCAGTAGTACAACCTGCAGCACTTGACCTGGGTCCAGCGGGAGACGGTATAGATAGTGCAATTTTTGACTTTGGGACAATATAATGACAATTCTAGGATTAGACTGCCCGACAGGGCCACAAGGACCACAAGGTCCACAAGGACCACAAGGTCCACAAGGAGCCTCTGGTACACAAGGTCCAACTGGTCCACGTGGAACACAAGGACCACAAGGTCCACAAGGCGTTTCGGGACCTCAGGGACCGCAAGGTCCTTCTGGTCAAGGAGTGCAAGGACCACAAGGCCCAACTGGACCGCAGGGCCCGGGTACTGGTCCACAAGGTCCACAAGGTCCCAGCGGATCGCAAGGTCCACAAGGTCCCAGTGGTCCATCAGGACCGGCCGGCGGCCCATCGGGTCCAAGTGGTCCACAAGGTATACAGGGCCCACAAGGTCCACAAGGTCCTAGCGGCGCATCAGGACCACGTGGATTGTCAGGCCCACAGGGTCCTAGCGGGCCAATTGGGCCAAGCGGATTTGTAGGACCTGTTGGCCCTGAAGGTCCATCGGGCCCAAGCGGTCCTGCAGGACCAAGCGGTCCATCGGGCCCACGTGGCGCACAAGGTCCACAAGGACCCGCAGGCGGCCCACAAGGTCCACAAGGTCCACAAGGTCCTTCGGGTGCAGCTGGCCCAAGCGGTCCAATCGGTAATACAGGTCCAGCAGGAGGTCCACAAGGACCACGTGGACCACAGGGCCCACAAGGACCCACTATTTCTATCTATGACGAAAGCACTGTAGTTGTTAGCGCAGCAAATTCTATCAACTTTATAGGCAACGGTGTATCTGCTGTAGCTACTGGTCCGAATACTGTTAGTGTAACCATTCCAGGTATAGGCATTGCGGGAAACTTAAAAGATCAAGCATACCGAATGGTATACATCGCTGCTAACGGAAGTTTCACTACTAACTCGTTGATCACAGTTACACCAGATGACCAAGACAATGAAGGAAAGTCAATTCATTTACATGCGTCTAGGTACGATTTGGGATTTGGCGGTGAAAAATATCAAAGTGTTTTATACTTTGTAGATCCTACTATAGATGCAAACGTTGTTGAAACGCAAAGGTCTGGTTCTATTCGTTACACAACTAGTGTGTTTGGTGGCCGGGGTGTTGTTGTAAGTCCATGGGATAACTATAACGACGGCTCTTTTCTTGGTGGCGAAGCGTTTGGTGTGTGGAGGGAAAGCGTCAACGGAGCAAAACTTACAAAAACAGGAATTAACTCAACTGAAGGAAGTCCTGGCACTCACGGATTATACCTCGGCAGTGGCGCAATTGAATTTTTCCAAGATTTAGAAGGCGGTGCAACACCAAATGCCAACGGTTTGGCATACATTATACTCCCAGGCATTAACACTGACGACGGATCCTGTTATATCGGACAATTCAGCGCCAACCCTTATAAACTAATCGAACCAAACGTAACTAATCCAATTCCTACATTTAGTTTAGGAAGCAAACCATCTACACGTTTAATTGAAAACTTTCCTCCCGAAGGACTAGAAGCTTATGAACGTGTACCTGGTAACATTGCACTAACATGGGATGTAAGAAATCGTGTCTCTATTAACGGCGCAAATTTAACATCTACATTTAATAGTAATGGTAATGTCAGAATCCAAGCAGGTAGTGCTGTAATAGGTAACGTCGGCGTTGATTATGGCGCAGGTATTATATTCCCGGACGGATCCTATCAGTATACTGCTTGGAGCGGGTCTGGTGGCACTGGTGGCGGATCCAACGTTCAAATCTTAGATGAAGGCACTACATTAACAAATGCTGTAAGCAGTATTAATTTTGTTGGCAATGGTGTGGTAGCTAATGTAACTGGTTCTAACGTAACTATTACTATATCCAAGCTAACTGGCGCACAAGGACCACAAGGGCCTACAGGACCACAAGGCGCACAAGGACCACAAGGTCCGTCGGGCCCACAAGGTATAAGTGGACCACAAGGTCCGTCGGGCCCACGTGGAGCCCAAGGACCACAAGGACCGAGCGGAGTGAGTGATGTGCCTGGACCACAAGGACCACAAGGACCGAGCGGACCAATTGGACCTATCGGAAATACTGGACCACAAGGACCACAGGGTGTACAAGGACCACAGGGTGTACAAGGACCACAGGGTGTACAAGGACCTCAAGGACCGAGTGGGTCAGGCCCACAAGGACCACAGGGTGTGCAGGGACCACAAGGACCACAAGGACAAACCGGACCAGCATATAACGACACTTATGCAAATATCGGAACTATATCCGGAGCAGTCACTCTAAACAGGGCAACAGCAAGTATTCAACGTGCCGTCGCAACTGCTAATATCGCATTAGCTGTTCCGTCCAACTTTACTACAGGTCAAAGTATGACGTTGATTGTTGAACAAGGTGGTTCAGGTAACTGTATAGCAACTTATGATGCGGCCTACAAGTTTGCAAGTAATTACAAAACTTTGAGCACAACAGTTGGATCAATTGACATGATTAACATGTTCTACGACGGAACTACAGTTTTCTGTACATTAACTGTGGGGTATGTATAATGAATTTTGGAGGTAGTAGACTAGGTTTTTGGTTCAGGCCAATCGACAGGGGTCAGCGCAGTAAAAAAGTATTAGTATTTTATGATCCCCTGACTTCGGGCCCGTCCGGACAAACTGATTATTACAATTATGACGTAAATCCCGTGACTCAAGTGTGGCCAGTTATACAAGCCCGAGAAATAGCATTAGGGTTTGAACCTGAGTTTTGTTCTAGTTTTGCTGCATTGGCTGGATTAAATCTAAGCGAATATGCACATCTGTGGGATATAGGTTATGCAACACCTTACACTACTAACCCAAATAATCCCACAGCACAGTTAACAGCATACATTCAGCAGGGCGGTGCGATGTTTATGTTAGGAGAAAACTTATATTTCCAAGTAAGAGATACAACCATTGATACCTTCGTTGGTAGTTTGGGCGGTGGCACAGTCTCTCAAAGTTCAAACCCTGCATACTATGCTAGTATCCCATGCACAGTTCAGCCTGAATTCTTATTGGCAAATACCGATAATGCTGTAACTTTTAATGCCCCGGGTGCATTTACTGCGATAGGAAATGGTACAAATATTGCTGTTTCTTCGAATCCGTCCTTGCCTTTGCCCACAGCAGTTTGCTGGAAAACAGGTAGTTTAAGTAGTGCACCACAAGGCGCGATAGTATCTGTTTTAGATATTAACTTCTTTGCCGGTGACGATTACAACCCTGATTTTATTGACAACATAAGTTTGATTTTGAACAGGAAGTAAGAATTAAATTTTGATAAGTAATGTATATACAAACGTTTGGAATAGATAAATGAGTAAAATAGTCCAATGGAAACGCGGTAACACCGCCGCAACCAGCACATATACAGGCCCAGCGGGCGAAATAGTTGTTAATACCGATACATGGTCAATGTATGTACACGACGGTGTCACGGCGGGCGGCCATCTAGTAGAAGCTAACGTTGGCACAGGTGACTTTACATTTAATGGCAATGTAACTGCAACTGGCAATATTAATTCAGAAAACATTAATGTAAACAATAGTATAATTGTAGCCAGCGACATATCTGCAGGCAACATAACTGCAAACTACTTTATTGGAAACGGGAGTCTTTTAACCGGAATCACTGCGGCTGCTGACTTGGGTAATATTATCCTAGACGATCAAACCTTGTACGGAGTTAATGAACCCGACAGTCCGTTGGTGTTAGGACGTGGTTATGGAGTCGGTAATGTTTTAGTAGCCGGGAATCTTAGAGTCGATGGATTATTTGCAACATTGCCGAATATCTTTACTCAGAAAGTTACTGCAACAGGGATTAGATCTAGTAATGTTGCTGTGGTAATGGGCGATATTGCAGGTTATTTTTTCACACCAAACACCGGCCCTTTGCAAACTAATGTTGGTTTAATTCACAGAGAACACGCAATATTTGATCCGAATATAAGTGCATTGGTCTTAAGTCACCAAGCTCCTGTAGCTATTTTTTATAGTAACTCAACTAATGAACTAATTGGAAATTTAGTAGTTACATCGTCTACTAGAGAGCACAACGACTTCTCCAATGCATTCGTGGAAATATTTTCAAATGTGGATTCTTACAGCCAGCTTTTACATCAAAACTTGTCCGAAGATCCTTTGGCTAGTACAGATATTGTACTAACATCCAATGACGGTACTGATTCGACATTCTTCGCTGACTTTGGTATAGCCAGCAACACCTACAGCTATCCAGGGTACGGTATTATTAAGCCCCATGATGTTTACTTGTTAGCAGTAGGCGATAATATCGAGGGCCCGGGCGCGAGTGATGGCGCAAATTTAATTTTAGGTTCTACCACTGGTGTAACTAAGTTTTTTAGCGGAGCACCTGAGGAAGCTAACCTAGTAGCAAGTATAACACCTGATGGATTGATTCCGGGTGCAAATGTTACTTACAGTCTGGGCAGTGAACAGTTTCAATGGAAAGACCTATGGGTAAGCAATAACACAATTTACATTGACAGCATACCTTTGTCTATTACAGCCAATGGAACATTGGAAGTAAACGGTAGTCCTGTTAGTGGATCAGCAAACATTGGCAATTTCGCGTTTGACGGTAACAGTTTGTTAAATCTAAACGGCGGATCATTTAACAACGGCGATCTAAGTCATGGCGCTACAGCCAGCCTTAACTTACCAGCCAATGGATTAACAAGCTCTATATCTTTACAAAACACTTATGGTAATGTAACCATTGGTGCAGGGTCGAATGCATCTATTACAAGTTCTTGGTTATTTAATAATGACGGTAGTTTAACTGCACCTGGAAAAGTTACTGCCGGAAATATAAATTTAGAAAATGCTTCTATTAGCCTTAAGCCGGGGGCTAGCCAAACACAAGTCGAAATTAGTCCTAACCCCGAAGGTTGGGCATACCTACAAGTTCCTAACGATGCTACTGCCAATGTGGCCAACGTTCGTATGCACAACGATGCTGGCAATATAGAAATTGCCGCAGGAGACACTTCACACGGTAACCCGGTGTATTACTGGTATTTTGACAATTCTGGTAACTTGTCTGTGCCAAAAGACATAAACTTTAATGGTGGAAGTATTAGACAAGTCGTTAACGAAGACTTGTATATTCGCGGCAGTGACGACGAATCTGACGGTTGGTCTATTTACAATGTTGTAGATGATGGCGCCGGTAACGACCTTACTCATACTAGATTAGAATACAATAAATTTAGTGTTAGAACTAATATCCAAGGTGCAACTTCTCATACGTGGCAATTCGACGATTCTGGCACATTAAGATTGCCAGGTAACGTTTCTGGTAATTACGGCGGCAATTTATTTGTTAGCGTTGGAGATCAACCTGGTAGCGATACTTTTATTGATTTACGAACTATTAGTTATGTAGGCGATGCTTTAATATCTAACATACGCATTGCTAACCCCAATGTCACTGTTTCTACTTCTGGTGGAGCATATAACTGGACATTTGGCGGCGATGGTATATTAACCGTACCAGACGAAGGTGTAATTCGATCACTCAACGACACAGTTATTTTACAAAGCAAAAACACTGGAACAGGGAACGTCTATTCAGTAAGACTAGGCACTACTGGTGGTTTGTATTTTGAAACCACCGAGTATCCCAGTGGTTGGTTGAGTCTTACGAACGATGCAGGCAACGCTAATGTAACAGCCGCATCGGGAACATCGGGTGCCGCCGGCAAAAACATTAATATCACAGCGGGTTCAGCTGATCAAAATGATTACTATACTACCGCTGGAGGTGATGTTAATCTGACAGGTGGTCTGGGTGCATTTAACGATGGCGGTGGCGGAGGCCCAGGTGGCAATATTAATATTAGCGCAGGAGTTAGTGCTGATCCTGCAGGTCACTCTGGCAACATAAACATTGTCACTGAGGGCAGAGGCTGGACATTTGACTACACTGGTAATTTAACTTTACCGTTTGCAGGGAGCCCAGGTCCTAGCACTGGCGGTGGTATCACATTTGGTGACGGAACGTACCAAGCTACCGCAGCTAATGTATCTAATATTACCGCTATCAGTTACGGCAATACTTCTGTTTATATTCCAACAGAAGGCGGAGATATCATATTCCAAAGACTTGATTCCAACTATGGACATATCGGCAGCGGTATTGCGTTAGGTTATACTGCAGGTAACGTAAACCAAGGTCTAAGCGCAGTGGCTCTTGGAACAGGAGCAGGTACAGAAAACCAAGGTTACCACGCAGTAGCAGTTGGATGGAACGTTGGACAATACAACCAAGGCGCCGGCGCTATTGCTATTGGTGAAAACCCAGGCTACGCAGCTCAAGGTAACTTAGCTATCGCTATCGGTACTGTTGCTGGCCGGGCCAGTCAAGGGTCGTATGCAATTGCCGTGGGCGTGGGCGCTGGCTATACTTCTCAAACTGCTAATGCAGTTGCAATTGGTACTAGAGCAGGTCAGGATACACAAGGCGAAAACGCTGTTGCTGTAGGTATATTTGCTGGTAATAACAGCCAAGGTGGCGGCGCTGTTGCAGTGGGCCCAGAAGCAGGCAAATCTAATCAAGGCGTTCAAGCTACTGCGGTAGGTATTGCAGCAGGTTCTCGAACACAGGGCAACGGTTCTGTGGCATTGGGCTCATTTGCCGGCCAATACGATCAAAAGGATTTTGCTATTGCTATTGGTAGCGGAGCGGCAGCAACCAATCAAGGTTACGGTGCTATTGCTATCGGTGTCGAATCTACTACAGTTAATCAAGGCGACTACAGTATTGCTATTGGATTTACTGCTAGTAACGGCAACATCCAGCCAAATAATAGTATCATCATTGACGCTACTAACAGTCAACTTGCGGCAACTGGTGCTGGCTTGTTTGTTAGCCCTGTAAGATATGATACTGGAAACGTAGCTAATGTTGCCTACTATAACGCAGCAACAAAAGAAATTACCTATGCCCCAGCACCAACCGGTGGCAACTACGGTAACAGTAATGTATCCACATTCTTAGCAAGTTTTGGCTCTAACGTTGTTTCTACTACTGGTAATATCGCCGGAGGTTACTTCATTGGTAACGGCGCTTTACTAACTGGCATCAGTGCAAGTAGCAATTACGGAGATAGTAATGTCGTTACATTATTGTCTAGTTATGGTTCTAACACTATCGTTACAACAGGTAACATCACTGCTGGTAATATTACTAGCGGAGCAGGTAAGAACATTGTACTAGGCAATGCTACAAGTCAATTAAGACAAATTGGCAGTAACGCATTAGTTGGCTTGAGCGGATCAGTCACTTTAACACCGGACACCGCAGCGAATGCTCTTAACGGAGTCATAATTGGTGGTAGTGGTTACATTTTAGCTCCTAACGGTGCTAGAAACTTAACATTAAATTACAGCTCAGACAGCG